CATTCCAAACCATGAACATTAATACCTATAGCATGTTCTGCTTTAAATCTAGCTTGAGTATAACTAGCAATAAAATCTAAAAAGTATTGTCTAAATTGAATCGTAAAATCTACAGGGCTAATACTAAAAACTCTAACTTTACCGGGAATTGTACATTTTTCTATAGGGAGACGAGCATCTTTGAGACAATCATCATGAACGGTAAGAGGGACAATATTATTTAACCTATCACTATGTTTTGAATCTAAAATTGTACGTAACGGTGGTTCTATACTAATAACTTGATCATTTTCATCAAATTTAAAAAGCCAGCGCTTATTGCATTGACCTTTAGGTCTAAATCTACTTAATGGAAACCCTTCTGATGTATTCATAACCATTTTTTCATAATTATCCATCTTAATACCATTAATAGCATCAAATTCAGATAAATGGGAAACTGTCATCCTTATGGGCTTACAGTTAGCTATAATTAATGAATTTAAATCCCTAAAACTATTTTCTAAATGTTCTTTATTAAAATTCTTTGTTACTTGAGTATGTTTATTACATCCTTCAATTAATGGAGAAAATTTACGATTAATACGAGGGTCGGAAGGCTTTAATGGCCCTGGCATTGTCTTTACGGGGAATGTTTGATGTAAAGTGGAGGGAATTATACTAGTAATACCTGATTCTACTTTTGCCAAAGTATCATCAACTACTCCTAGATAATCATGAGTACCTAATAGGCAAACTTTATTAGTGAGAGGATCTATAGGGTCTAAAGATAATTGACGAAAATCTGAAGGAATATCATCAATGTCGGAAAATAATTCATTAAATTGCTCAAAGCAAATGATTTCGGAATAACCTTTACCATTGCTACCAGCAACATGAATACCTATGATTGGAGTTGATTTTAAATTTGGGGATAGTAAAATACTACCACACATACCAGGATAGTTTTTCTTATATTTATATGATTTTGGGATAATTAAACATTTAGAATAAGATGTTGGGGCTATTGTCAAATTTTCAAATAATTCTACATCTTCTTGATATACTTTAACGCAAGAGGTTGTCACATCTACAATTTCACACTCTCTTTGCGTTGACCTAATACTATCTTTAATTCTAACAAAAAATGGAATTAAACTTTTCTTACTACAAAACCAATTTCCTAATTTAAATACACCATAATTACTATTATCACACCAAGTTATATTATAATCCTTATAATTGAACACATA